CTTTGAAGTGAGTGCCCATAGGGCCAACAATGCGAACGGCAGTCGTAGTGGTAACGAAAATCTGTACCATTTTGAAGATAATATTGCCAAGCTGAGCATAGCCCTCATTTTCGAGGTTGCTAATCTTCGTGCTAAAGCGGTTTTGAGCCTGGCTAATGCTAGTCGAGACTTCCGTAGCAGTAACACGGCCTTTATCGGCAGTAAGGCCCTGCACGGCTTCATCTGCGGCCGTAGCGGAGCGCATACGCTGTGCAATACGGTCTTTCTTCTGGTCCAGGTCGCCAGAAAGCTGTGGTCGTTCGAGCGCGCCCATAGCGCCCTTTGGAATTGGATAAACGGCGCCAGGGATAGTTTCGATTTCAGGTGCCAAGTCGGCAAATTGCGGGTCAATCCAGTACATCGGGGTGTTCTGGTAAGCGTTGTTGTCGATGTCCATGCTCTCGTAGTCGTTTAAAAGCTCAGCATCGCCCATGATAATGGCCATTTCACCCTCACCATAGAACTGGCTGGTATCGACGTAGTCGCGGAGCACTGCAAACGGCAAGAATGGGTCGATAGCGTCGAGTTTCTTGGTGATTTTAACGAACTTAGTAGCAATGCCACTTGGGTCGTTCATATCTGGCACTTCGATTTCGACCTCTTTGGTCATTTCTTCGCGCTGTAAGTGAGTTTCCTGGTAATAAATAAACTGTTTGCGGTTGCCAATTTCAACCAATTTGCCACTCATTAGGTCGTACATCAAGATAACGTGAAGCTGAGTTTCAGTAGCCTTAGTCCCCAAAGTAGAGCCCGCGAACATATCCTTAAAGGCTTTGTCCATGCTCTTGTGGTCGCCGTTGCCACCGCTTGCCCCGCCAGAAGTCTCGTTTGAGCTGGCGTCGAAACCGATGTCATCAAGATGCTGGTACTTAGGTACCATTTGCTGTTGGTCGGCGTCGTAAATCTGCTGGCGGCGGGCCACTTCCTTATCTATCAAATACTCAAATCCAGCGTAACGTGCTGGATTAACGCCCTGTACCATACAGGTAGCGGTCGGGTCTACAAAGAAATCACGCAGCGGGATATTCTCAATCCACGGCTTACCATCGCGCCAGGCAACGTGCAGTACGGCCGTGCCATAGAGCAACATTTCGCGTACCCACTCCTGGTTTTTTAAGCCCATCTGGTTACAAATCATGTAGTAGTCGAGCATACCGTTTAGGATTTCGGTATCGGTAGATTGCTCTTCGTTGGTCTGGACAAAGTGGAATTTCGGATTGCCGCCCGCAATATTAGCCACCAAAGTCTCAATGATTGTGTGCGACTCGCGGATTACAGGGTCAGAAATACCCTCGTAGTTTCGGACAACGCGCTTGCCCTTGTAGACTTTAAAATAATTATCCCAGTTGGTGCGAAGCCCAGTGTCGGTATAACGCTTAGCGTCATCATACATTTTAAGGGCGTTTTCAAGTGATAAATCGGTAGCTTTAACGACTTCGTCGGTGTGCTGCTCTTGCAGCTCGTCGGCGGGCGACACTTTCGGTGTTTGTGGCAGGGCGTCTTGTCCCTGTCCTGATGGTTGCGAAGTCGTCGGTTGTGGTGCGGCTGGTTGCATATTTGTTTCTCTTTACTGGTTTATGGATTGCTTCCTTAGCGTATTCAGTGTCGTAGGACGACCATTGAGCCATTTGCAAATTGATTGCCTTAGCCATAACACAGTCATCGAACGTACCCTCTTGTGCGCTGGTGTAACCCTGGTCATCTCTAACGTAGGTCATGCACTCGCGTATAAATACTACGTCTAGGTCGATTATATCACCCTCACGAACATCTTTCACCATTTCGTTTATGATTACTGGCTTGGTCTTTTTATTCGTAACCCAACCCATTTTGGTAGTGCGGACCTGGAACTGTTCATCTTCGGAACTTTCGCGCTGGTATAGGTTGCGGTAGAACTTATTGCGGAGTGACTGAACGGTGCTGATACCGTGGTTGTTTACCTCAACAGCAATCAGAGCATTGTTGTAAAATGTGCCAAGCGCAAAGGCGACTTCACCAAGTAAATCGGGGTCGATGTGGCCGCGCCAACGGGCAACAGTCCGCAGATTTGAAACGTCCATAACGTCGATAACTGAGTAGTCGTTTTCCTTTTTGTCGCTGGACTGTTCGAGTTTGCCCTCGGAAACGTCCACGGCAATCGTGTATTTGTGGGCCGACTGGTGCGTGGTCGGGTCGTCGCGGATTGGCAACTGCCAGATTTTAAGCGGCGTCGGGTCTTGGTCCTGGAATGTACGCTTGAATTGTTCAAGCACAAATTTTTCTTTGGCCGTGGCATCAGAATTTGGTACCAAGTTACCGAAGATTGGGTCGGGCTGTTTGAGCGCCAGCGTCTCCATTTTCTTGAGCATCTTGATGTCAAATACTGGGCGACCACTCGATAAGAACGCTTCCATATCATCTTTCGGATACTCCTGGTAAAACTTCTTAGGGTCGGTGCGAAACTCTTTCATTTTTTCACGGCGCCACAAAATCTTGCGGTCCCACGACTCTAGGCTGTAGCCTTTATCCTTGAAAATCTCGATAAGCTCCAACTCTTCATCGTTGTAAATATCGACAATGCCAGGTAGTTCATACTCTGGGTGTTCATGCCAGGCAAAAAACAACGGCTTAAACGCACTCTCACCTTTTTGGGCTAGGTTCCACTCGTCGTAGAAATAACCACCAACACCATTAGCTGTGGACTCCAGGAAAGCAAACGTCTCAGGCGCTAGTGGTACAGCCTGTAGGGCTGAGCTAACAACGTCCGAGTTGGCTTCCCAGAACGCAACCTCTGAGCCATGAAAGAAGTTAATCGTATCTGAACGACCCTTACCCTCTTTGGCAACCATCGTTTTGATTTCCGACTGCAAGCCAGGCGCGGGCTGGCCCATCTCGGCATACTCCTCTTTCACCTGGTCTTCGACGTCAAATACCAAGTCGCGCTTGGTGTTATATTTGCGGTCTGGCTTGAACATCGAATTACTGAAATCGTAGTAGCGACGGAACATTTTGTACAAGTTTGAGCTGGCTTCGGTTTCGTGGGCAATAATCACTGAGTTCACATAGCGGTGGGTCGTGGTCCACCAATAACAAAGGGCCTCTATCACGGTGCTCAGCCCCATCTGGCGGGCTTTGAGAATGATATAGCGGACTGGCCGTTTGTGGGCAATATCGTCGAGTACGCGCTCCACCAGTAGCTTCTGTGCCCAGTTCAGCTTGAACGGTACCACCTGGCGGGTAACTTTGTCCTTAATCATCAGGTTGCGCTCGCAGTAGATGTAGAAATCTTGAGCGATAACTTTAATGGCGCGGGCGGCCTGGTCGTCGGGCGTCAGTGTCCAATAGTCGGGTATCCGACTTCTTACCAAATCTCTGGTGGCTTCGGAGAGTTCACTGGCCATGTTTCTTTTCCTAATCGTTCAGCGGTTAATTTATTGAGCGGGTGTTTGGCATTGTACAGGGGTACTACCTCTTCAAGTGGCGGGTTGTTTATGTGGTAGGTTTCTGGGTCTTCCTTTTTCAGTATATCCCAGGTCATTATATCGACCGCGTTATCGAGGCACAACTGGACGAACTCCGATTTATTTTCGAGGGTCTTCCAGATTTCTAAGTGGCGCTCCAGTAAGGATACGTTTACCCGTTTTCCTATCCCATAATTCACTAGTTTCGGCATCTAGTTCTCCTCTCTTAGCGGCAATCAGCTCGCGCTCAATAGCCATCGCCTTAGTTACAATCTGGTGTCGCGGCCAGGTCGGGCCAATGATAGTAGCGATACCACGACCACCAAAAGTAGCAATGAATTTGCCGTCTTTGTGGCTCCAGCGGCATGAGCCCGCCGCCTTTTTACAGGTCGCTAGGATATTTGAAGTTTTCACATTGCCCCCAATTTCTCTGCGGCTGTTGGCACTTGCGCTACGGGCGCTGGGTAAAACAGCTTGAACTTGGCTACGCGCCACGGATTATTGACTTTGGACTTAATGATGGTAGCCTCGACGCTGTGGCCCAGGTAGATATTGTCTTTCGGCTTCTCAGGAAAGCGCCACGATTTAATGGTCTTGAGGGATACGATTAGGCTGGCGGCGTAGACAGGGCCCATGCCACCTGGCGTGTATTTAATCGGGGCATAACTGCCAATCACTTCGCGCTCCTGGTTGATGATAACCAAAGCCGTGTCGGTATTTTTGCACTGCATCGGTACAATCCGCATCATTTTGTTTACGATTTTGGCTTTCTGACCGATGTTATGAGCGGTGCTGTCGCCCTCTTCCTCGGTACGGAACGTACAGGCCGCCAAAGAGTCCAGAATGACCAGGTCGTATTTGCCGCTCTTGGTGGCTGCCAGGACCACGTCGTAAATATCCTCGATAAAAGCGCTGTCATTCCACAGCGTAAATTGGCGGTCGTCGATACCCAGCTCCATCAGCAGTTCAGGATTTAAGCTGGCCTCGGAGTCAATATATAGCACGCGGATACCTTTGAGCCCGCGTATCATATTCAGGCACAGTGTTGTTTTGCCGACGGCATACGGGCCTTGGATTTGCGTCACACGGCCACGCGGTATTTTGGTTAGGGCATCAAACGCTTCAATACCCGTCGTAATCCACTCCACCTTTACCATTCCCATTTTCACAAAGCTGGCCATGCGGCGGTTATATTCCTTGACCGTAATACCCAGCCGCTCAGCCTTGGCGGTAATTTCGGGATTATCTGTAACATTATCTGTAACATCAACAGGGGTGGTGTTCGCGATAATCTCTCCAGTCTCAGGGTCGGCGCCAACTTGCCTAGCGGCTGCTACTCGACACTTTGGCGAGCAAAACCTGGCATCGTCTCGCTTAGCTTTAAATTCTTTTTGGTCCCATTCACATATTCTTTTCATCAGGCTACTCCATCTGGTGGGTTCGATACCACCAAGGTTAAATGCTTAGGCGTATCTACTTCACGCTCCACGACTACGGTGCCTAGTAACAGCTCCAAACGGGTGTGTACGCGGTCTAGTTGCGCCTGCAAAGCATACTCATGCTCCAGCAACCAATCTATCTCTTCGCGTTTTTCAGGTCCGTGCATCACAAATTACCGCCTTGCCCGATAGTGAAATACAAATACGCAAATCCTAAAATACAGGCGGCGCAGAACAGCCAGGCCACCACATCAACTATTCGGCGCATCGCAGGGCTCCGTTTCCGTAATTTCCTCTACATAGCCCGTGAGCGCCTGTTCCAGCGTAATCACATCATCCAGCGCCAAATCCACAAACTTATCGAACAGGGCCACCCTATTGCGTCTCTCAGCCTCAGCACGGGCTCTATCACTCATCCAATCGTTTTGTTCCATAAATTAAATGTAACAATTAAATGTAACAAACACAAGGGGGATGTTACAGGTAATAGAAAATTATGGTAGGAAATTTTGGGGCTAGGAAATGTGCGAGGGTACGGTAACGTCTCACTACGTTCACCTAAGAGTGTAGACGACAGTCAGTACCTAGGCGTGTCCACCCGCCCCACTAAGCACGGGGCATTTAGCCTAAGCATGATGTGTTTATAGCCTAGGCGTTGGCACAATGATTATGTTCGTGCTTATACGACACGCTATATATGGTGTATGTGTTACAGCTATTTCATTAAGTGTAACACTGTTACGGCTATCACCCCTGTTATGTTACAGATAATGCACGTCGCAGAATATGTAATGGACGACTGTTACATTTAGACAATAGGGCTATGGTAGTACCACCAAAAGAATTAAAGCGCTCTAACAGGCTGTATATGGCTTGTTACGCTAATCTAGCACGTTCTGTATGTTCAACTTACCTGTGAGACTGATTGACTTCTTAGTAGCTTGTCCGCGTATGTGGTCAATGGTGTAATGTACTGATTTCTGCGCGATGCGTTCATCGGTACTGTTCACTAAGTCGCCTAGCCTATTAATTGCGTCGCTTCCAATCTGTTCGAGCTTTTCATCTATAAATTGTGCTGTTGCTATGCCCTTGCTTTTCTTTTCTATCTTATGCGCTCTAGCTGATGGATTGAAATATCCCTCTTGGCCTTGCCTAACTGCTGCTGTACCGTTTCCCGCTATGAGCTTGCGGGCGCGGTGTATTGCCACCGTTTCGGGTGTGATTGCTTTGTATATTCTAGGCTTGGTATTCATACCACAATATTAGCATAAATACGTTGGATTGTGGCGTTGTGTAAGTTTGATTGCCTAAGCAATATACTTACACCTTGCGCGCTTTGAACTGTTCAATTGTTAAAATAGCCGTGTTTCTTACTTATAATTATATGCTTATCACCCCTGTTATGCAATGACTTATCCACAGTTTTAGCAATAAACCCTAAGAAAAGTATTGACATAATGCCTATGGCTTGGTACACTGTAGTTAGTCAATTGTTACACGGCAAGCGACACAGGGAACGGGAACAGTAGTAAGCTAGCGAAACTCTGGCATGATAACCAACTAATAGGACTACTGCCACCGCCACCACTAACAGGGAAACATGCAAGGTATCGCGCTAGAAAAGGTGCGCGTTGAAAATGAACCTCGGTTAAGCTAGCACTTAACAGAAGCATACGCCTTGCACCCTACCAAATAAAAACATAAAACAAAGGTTACGCAATGACTTACAAAGTCGGTACGCACATTAATTTAAAAGCACGGGCAAAACGACAGAAGTTTATAGATGAAGCGACCAACAGCCTATTTTGGGCAACGCTTGTACTAGGCTTCCTCTACTGCCTGTACGCATAAGGGGTAACAGATGAACGCATTTAATTTTGTAACTAACACAGAATACAGTGGCCAAAACGCGGCACTTGTAGGCAATGGCAAATATCCAGCTTTTGCATCATTCAATCAGTTAAAGTCAATGGGTTACAGTGTAAACAAAGGCGCTAAATCCGTCGGGGTGTTCTGTGGATACCGCGAAAACAAAGCGGGTGAGCGCGTACCGTGTTGGGGTCGGGTGTTCGATATAATCGACACAACCGCCAAAGATGATAAGGACTTAATCGAATTTATCGAACAGGGTACACGCCTCACCAGTGAAGTCGAAAGCAATTTACTAATCGCTAGTGCTCTGCTATCAGTAGCCTAAGCAATATAACCGCGCCAGCCGTCGCATCATAACGGCTAGAAAGATTTACAACTATGAAAGATTACAAGAAATATGCAAAAGCAAAACACTGGGTAGAGCTGAAAGAATTGGGATATGTTTACACCTCTATGGGTAAACTAAACAGTTTAGAGCGACGCGCCCACGCATTTGCTGAAAAGTGTTGCAACGAAGATATAAGCGAAGCGACCGAAGAACGCCAAAACAAGAAATTTACCGAAGAAGCTAAAGAGTTATTTGGTGGCGAATTGCCTAAAGGTTTCTTTATCAATGGCGACCCGCGCGGCTATGCTCTCAAGCTAGACGATGAAGCATACAGCCGCGACCCCCGCGCAATTGACAAAATGCCAGTAACTTACACCGACATGGGTGGCTACGGTATCTTAGCCCCAGATTGGAATTAACAATGAGCTACGAAGTACAGCGGGGCGCATTTCGCGCCCTTGCTAACCCCATCAAATTGTTAAAGTTCTTAACGCTAATTATAGCAAAATAACAGAGGTAATACAATGATTTACAAGCAGCATTTAATCCAAGCCCGCGTCGAGACTTGGGACAATTACGAACTAAACGACGATGGCACCTTGGGCTATTTCATTACCAACGGTGGCGGTGATACTGATTATCCCTTGTACGATGTTTGGACACGGGACGAAGACGGCGAAGCCGACCAATGTTTGGGCGATGAGTTTAACACCATCGAAGAAGCCAAAGCGTTTATAGATGATGAAACCGCAAAGGGCAAGGATTTAGTAGCAGCATGAACGCCGAGAAATTCAAAACTTACTTAGGGAACTGTGGGGCGGAAGTATTACCGCCCACAAACCCCTATGAACTAGTACGATTTAGAACAGAAAACGGGGTGAGCGTCGTTTACACTGGTAAGCGGGGCACAACCTTTACGGGTGAGAGCGAGACAGCTTACAACCTGTTTAAACAGGGCAAGAAGTGGAAAGTTGTAAGCCGTAAGCGTCGCGCATTAACAGATTTAAAAGCCCGCATCGCGAGCCGAGACGGTAAAGAGTGTTTCTTTTGCGGAATTAGGTACAAAGTCCTAGACAAGTACACCGTTGAGCACCTTTTATCGTTCAGCCACGGCGGCAAGGAAAATATTAACAATCTCTGTTTAGCTTGTGAGCCTTGCAATAGTGCCGTTGGCAATATGGCAGTTGTCGAAAAAGTCAAATTTCGAGATGGCAAGCGGGGCAACAATCTACAGGGCATAACCAGCCGAGTTAGGAATTTACTACGATGAGCTACCAACTCCGAGACTATCAGCAAAAAGCGGCCGATATAGCAGTGGCCAACTTGAAAAAATACGGCAAGCCATTTGTGATACAGGCAGCCACGGGCGCGGGCAAGTCGCTCATCATAGCGGACATTTGCCACCAAATCAATGAGCCAATTTTGATATTGCAGCCGAGCAAAGAAATCCTAGAGCAGAATTACAATAAACTGGTGAGCTATGGCA